CAGCAAAACAAATTAGCCAAGCCGCAAAAGAAATAGCTCCCAAACGTCCAGAGTTTATTGATTACACTCAAAGCAAAGGCTACGAGCCAAATGAGCTTAAAATAAACGCAGAACGTATTAAAAGAAACGAGGATGTTGGAGAAAGTTATATAACAGGAACCTTTGCTGAACAGATGGTTAGAAGTGGTTTAGTTACTCAAGAACAGCTAGAACCATATAAAAAATATCTTAACCATTGGAAAAAGAATTAGATTATGTTAGACTTTAATTGGACAATACATATACTCCCTCCCAGAGTGACAGGTTTTTACACTGCTTTTTTTCCGCCTGTCCTTTTATAAAGTACACTGCCCTGCGTTCTTGCGTGGGGCTTTTTTTTAACTATAATAAGATAAACCGACAAAGAGATTATTATGGAATGGCCTTCAGACAAAGTTGAACGAACAAGTATTAAATCAATTACTCCCTATGCTCGGAATAGTAGAACCCACAGCGATGAACAGGTTGCACAGATAGCGGCAAGTATCAAAGAGTGGGGTTTCACAACGCCAATTTTAATAGATACCGATGGCGAAATCATAGCAGGACATGGCAGACTTCTTGCGGCTCAACGGCTCGGACTCGAAGAAGTACCGACTATGACAGCCAAAGGATGGTCGGAAGCACAGAAACGAGCCTATGTCATCGCAGATAATAAGCTCGCCCTCAATGCAGGGTGGAACGATGAGATGCTTAAAATAGAACTAGACGGACTCAAAGAGTTAGATTTTGATCTGGATCTGGTGGGTTTTAGCGATGAGGAACTAGCCAAGTTACTGCAAGAGCCTGAGAAAGAAGGGCTTACTGATGAGGACGATGTTCCCGAAGCTCCTGAGAAACCTATTACTGTCGAGGGTGATATTTGGGTTCTAGGCAATCACCGACTTATGTGTGGCGATAGCACAAGCATCGATGCAGTTGAAAAGTTAATGAATAATCAAAGTGTTGATTTGTTATTTACAGATCCACCATACAATGTTGCTTTCAATGGTCGAAGCGGAAAGCACGAGGTAATTAAAAACGATAATTTATCAGATGTAGATTTTGCAAATTTTATTGATGATACAATAGCAACAATTCAAGCACTCAATCCAAAGGCTTATTATATTTGGTGCAACTGGAATTTTTATGCAATTTTGCAAACTAAACTAGAATACAAAAGTTGCATCGTATGGGCTAAAAATGTTTTTGGAATGGGAAATGGCTATAGGCATCAACACGAGTTCTGTTTATTTAATGGTAAATTAGACGAAGTTATTAAGAATGAAACAGACTTATGGTCTATTAAAAAAGATACTAATTATGTTCACCCGACACAAAAACCTGTGGAGCTATCCGTTAGAGCGTTTGGAAATCATATAAGGTTAACCAATGTTTTAGATTTATTTGGTGGATCTGGATCGACAATGATTGGATCAGAGCAAACAGGAAGAAATTGTTTTATGATGGAACTCGACCCGAAATACTGCGATGTAATAATTAAACGATGGCAGGACTTCACAGGTAAAGAAGCAGTAAACGAACAAACAGGTAAAACCTATGCAGAATCAAACCAAACTAATGAGCATGGTTGAAGCCAGTACAAACGTCCTAATAGGATATATTATAGCAACTGCGGCAACTTATGTTATATTACCTTTACATGGTTATCAGATAACAACACAAAAGGCGCTATCGATTTCTTTGGCCTTTACTGTTATATCACTAGCAAGGTCTTATATATTAAGAAGGGTTTTTAATAGGTTTTAATATGGCAAAAGGTGAAGCAGGCAGACCTGAAATAGAACTAACAGAAAAGCAAATTGAGGAAGTAGAAACACTCGCAGCAGTTTTATCAACAGGAGATATTGCTGATTACTTTGGTATTGGAAGAACAACTTTCTATGCTTTAATGGAAAGAAACGCTCATATTTCCGAACGCTATAAAAAAGGAAGAGCTAAAGCAAAAGGTGCAATTGCAGGAAGTTTAATACAAAAAGCAAGATCGGGAGAACTTGGAGCGCAGATATTCTATCTTAAAACTCAATGCGGATGGAAAGAAACTCAATCGCTAGAACACTCAAGTCCTGATGGATCGATGACTCCTACTAAAATAGAACGTATTATAATTGACAAAACTACAGATTCAGACTCCTAGATGGGCTTTGCCTTTGCTAGAAGGTAATAGTGGTCATCCTAGATACAGAGGCGCAAAGGGTGGTCGGGCATCAGGTAAGTCTCACTTCTTTGCCGAGGCTGTAATAGAACGACAGCTAATGAACCCAAATAGCAGAGTTGTTTGTATTCGTGAGGTGCAACGATCCCTCAAGTTCTCAGCTAAACAACTACTAGAGGATAAAATAACGGCTTTAGGTTTAGATCATTTGTTTGAGATACAAACTACTGAGATAAAAAACTTACGAGGCGAAGGTGTTATAATCTTTCAAGGAATGCAGGATCATACGGCTGATAGTATTAAATCATTAGAGGGTTTCGATTTGGCATGGTGCGAGGAAGCGCAAAGCCTATCGAAGCGATCAATCGAGCTACTTGATCCGACTATGCGTAAAGAAGGTGCAGAGCTTTGGTTTAGTTGGAATCCTCGACAGCCAAGTGATGCAGTAGAGGAAGTATTTAATACTAACGAAAACAGTCAGTTAGTTCACGTTAACTATGATAATAATCCTTTTGTTCCTGATGCGATGGTCGAACTGGCAGAGGTTGCTAAAGAGCGAGACTTTGAACGGTACTCTCATATTTGGTTAGGCGGTTACGAGGTCGTAAACGATGCTCAAGTCTTTCACGATAAATGGAGAATAGAGGACTTCGAACCAGTGCAAGGATGGCAAGGGCCATATTTAGGTGTAGACTTTGGCTTTAGACCAGATCCTTTAGTTGCTGTTAAATGTTGGGTACACGATGAAAACCTATACATCGAGAAGGAGGCTTACGGAGTCGGGATAGAAATAGACAATACGCACAACTTTATAACGAAGATAATACCTGAGTTTGATCGATATACTTGCCGAGCCGATAGCGCAGAACCTAAGACAATCAGCTATCTACAGAGGCATGGTTTTCCTAGAATGGAAGGCGTTAAAAAGTGGCCTAATAGTATACAAGAAGGAATTAGGTTTATTCGTGGGTTTAAATCTGTCATAATAGCACCAAGCTGCAAGGGCGCTATTGACGACTTTAGGTTATATAGTCATAAGGTGGATAAATTGTCGGGTGATATAATGCCAGATATAATTGATGCTAATAATCATGCTCCCGATGCAGTTAGATACGCAATCGCGCCTTTAATTAAAGCACAGGCATCAGGTAAAATGGTGATTAGAATATGAGTAATTCAGTTGCAAATCGTTCTCCAGAAATAGAAACAATGCTGCAAATGTCAGCGCCTTGTCGAGATCTTATGAAAGGTGGTCGGCATATGCGAGAACAAGGTGAGACTTACTTACCTAAGTTCCCACAGGAGACAGAGGATGATTACGAGGCAAGATTAGCCTCAACATGGCTCTTTGATGGAGTCGGCAAAACAATCGATGATCTATCGGGCAAGGTATTTGAAACGCCTGTTGTTCTTGCAGAAACCAATACAGATCTGGATATTTGGGCTTTTAACGTTGATTTGCAAGGCCGAGACATTGCACAGTTTTCAAGAGATATATTCGATGAAGCTCAAGCGTCAGGCATTTCTTTTATTATGGTAGATTCTCCTGCAAGAGGTGAGTTGACTAGAGCGCAAGCTCAAGCAGGGAACTTTAGACCATATTTTGTAAGTTTATCGCTTGATGATGTGCTTGGATACAAAACGGACGTAATCGATAACGTGCCAACGCTAACACAGATCCGCATTATGGAAACGGTTTACGAGGACACTGATGACGAGTTTGAGCCGAAACAGATAGAGCAAATTCGTGTTTGTACGCTTCCAATCGAAGAGGGTCGAGTTGTTGGCGCTGTTAATCTTCGTTTATTTAGGCAGAACGCAGATAATCAATGGACTTTGTATGACCAATACGAAACAGGTATGCCAAGAATATATGTTGCTGCTTGTGATTTAGGTCGTGATGGATACATGAAAGCCAAGCCTCCTCACGCAAGACTAGCAGAGATAAATCTAGCTCACTGGCGATCACAATCAGATCAGGCCAACATTATGCACCATGCTAGAGCGCCTATGAAATATTTTCATGGTTATAGCAAGGAAGATTTAGAAGAGTTTACTGAAGGTGCAGGATACGCTTTTTATTCATCTAACGAGAACGCTAAGATCGGGGTTGTTGAGCATAGCGGAGCCGCTATCGATGCAGGACGCACAGAACTCAAGGATATGGAGTTTCAGATGCAAGCAATGGGTTTGCAGTTAGTTGT